AAGAAGTGGGAATCTTTTTCTAGGCCAGTGGCTATAGGACTCGACGCAACCAAATTTGATATGCACGTTTCAGCTGAAATGTTGCAGTGGGAACATTCACTCTACTTAGAGTTGTACAATGGTGATAGCGAACTAGCTAGGCTGTTGAAAATGCAGGTCGACAACAAGGGGGTGGGACATTGTGACGACGGAAAACTGAGATATTCCGTTCGTGGAAGACGATTCAGTGGTGATATGAACACCGCGCTCGGCAATTGCTTGATCATGTGCGCAATGGTTTGGCAGTATGCGAAGGAGCGCAACATACCAATCCGATTCATCAACAATGGTGATGATTGCGTTGTGTTCATGGAACGTGAGTGTGAGGAGGAGTTTGTGAAGGGCCTCGATGATTGGTTCATCAAAATGGGATTCCGAATGACGAGAGAACCCAGTGCGCATTGTTTGGAGGACATTGAGTTCTGCCAAATGAGGGTGATTAAAACGTCAAGAGGGAACGTTGCGGTCAGAAATTTTGACACCGCCCGTGAAAAGGATAGTATGTGTCTATTCCCGCTCGACAACGCTACGGCCATGAGGAAATGGTTGTTTGCGGTTGGAGAGTGTGGTTTAGCCCTATGTGGAGGGGTTCCAGTGATGGAATCAATGTACAAATGTTTCATGAGAAATGGTGTTAAATCAAAGGTTGGAGATGCGGTTGCCATGCAAAGTGGGGCTCGGTTTTTGGCAGAGAGATTAGAGGCGAAGGAAGCCCCTATCATTGCTGAGGCCCGAGTCGCGTTTATGGCGGCGTGGGGGTACACGCCAGATGAGCAAGTAGCCATGGAGAAATACTATGACAACTTGGTGATCAACCACGACATTCGAGCCATTGATAATTTCAGTGACTACAACTATTCCCCATTGTAGATGAGATTTCATGGAAATTATTGTGGTCCAGGCTGGTCAGGCGGGAAGTATCAGGACAGTGTTGTGTCTGATGTTCCTGCTATTGATGAGTTTGATCGCACATGCAAGGAACATGATGAAGCCTACGCCACTAATGGTGATCTGCTACACGCTGATCTGTCTTTTGCCCACCGAAATTTTGGTAAGGGTGTCAGACGGACGGCAGCGGCGATTGCTGTGGGTGGCCAAGCTGCAATTCGGGCCATTGATAAATTCATTCCTACAGTTTATCAAGTTGAAAAGAAAATGATGTTGCGAGGTAGCAGCAAGAACAACAAGGCCCAGTCGGGCCACGTGAGCAAGGGCATTTCGATCTCTGCTCGCGACAACGCGAGAGGGCATTTCCAAACGGTTAGTGCTCCCGCGGCAATCGGAACAGTTTTGAGGGGTAACCACACTGTCCAAACCAAGAAGTCGAAAGATACCATTGTTATGGAGACGCAAATTTGC